TAAGTTAATAATCTGGAATCTCTTTTCAGCTATTTATAGACACACGCTCGTGTGCAGTGGCCAGCTCGCTGTCTGGTGAAAGTTTCAGTTATCATTATTTAATTTTGCTTGGATTCGGGTGGTTGTCTTCCTGAATGTTGGGCCGGAGGGCCGGCCCAACATTAAGAATCAACAGCACCTTGCGGATACTGTAGGGGGGGGTTTTAATAGATATGATTAAGAAGAACAATTACTTTTATTCAAATTCTTCTATTACAATCCTGCGTAATAACGCAGGTAATTGAGGATTAACCTCTTCACCAAATTTAAAAATTTGACTGGGATGGAAATTACTAGTTACAATAAAGGTCTCCACATAAAGTGGAACCATATCACCTTTGGTTTCAACTAAACATTTATAACGATCAAACCATCTTAATAGATGGTTGATATCTATACCATTTGGACCGAAGTCATCTATGATACACGTCTTCTCTAATTGATATCCGGACCACCACTTGGTCCTTGGCTCCTTGATGAAGGCAGATGGGAGTATTTCATGTGCACGTCTGCTCTTTCCGACTCCGGGAGGTCCATGAAACCATCTAACTGAGACATTAGGTCGCTCCACGGCAGGTTGATATCGTAGATAGTTTCTGAGCATGTTATGTCCGGAGAACAGATAGGTTCCTGGATTATCACCGGCAAAGGTGGCAAGACCCTCTGAACCGTCGGACATACGACTGATGAACTCTCTTGCAAGTTCATCCCTGGACTTTGAAGTTTTGACTCCAGGGCAACCACCGAATTCCCAAAAGTCTCCATCTTTTGCGCAATAAGATCTATTGACGCCTGCAGAACCTCGAGCCTTCTCAACATGACATCTTGAGTTGAGCAACACCTGCTTAAGATCACAGAAATTATATCTCTCTTTTGTTCTGATATATCCCTGGAGATGCGGAGTTCCATTTGAGCCAACCTCCTTTCCAAAGCATCCATACGAGCAGAGGAGTTGGATTCGGCTTTGGAGACCCTCGGCATCTTCTGATGTATAATTATTAAGAGTAAAGACAAAGTTTTTTGCTGAAGGATTTCTCATTAAACGTAAGACCAGCGAGGGTCAATTTATATTACAACACAGGGGTATTCTAGGCATTATGAAAAAGGGGTACGTTTTTTTCGTAGGTAATACTAGACGAAAAAAACACAAACGACACCTAAACGCTATCGCCGACAAAGGTAAGGTTATACGACAGTTGAACAGTTATCGTTTGAGGGACGACGCCTATCACGTTCCGCGCAATAAGGAATAGATAAGGTTGGGCCCCTCCACGGTTGTCATAGATGTCGTTCTCAATCTTCTGGACACGCAACTTCATGGACATAGTCACCGTATCCTGTGACTTCAATAGGATATTCTTCCGCATGACGACACGTCCTATATCCTGCATTTGTCTGGTTAACGTAGGATCCCAACCAATAGCCGCACTAGCCGGCACTAAGGTGAAATCTGGTCTTGTAGTGGCCCACACCATAAACGCGTCGATGCCAACTGTATCTGCTCCCGCATTGGATAAACTAAATGTGATAGCCCCTCCTCTAATCACCATAGAGTCAGCGACGAATGGTAGGACAGCAGCGAATGGATCAGGTGGGAGAGCCCCACCAGCCACGTCATAAAAGTTGTTGCCACCAAACCTGAGCATTTGGAACACCGCTATAGTTGAAGTCGTACCGGTAGCTGGAGTAGTTATCGTGGTCCTCAATGAATTGATAGACCGGTACTTCGCCATGGATAAGGTTTGGTTCCACAGCCTGTTCCTCCACGTAGAGGATCTTAACCTTTGACCACCTAACCTGAATGCATTACCACGTTCGGAACGAGTAGAGTACGAGGTCTGCTTAGGACCATTACGTCTCCTCTTGAAACGACTAGTAGTTCTCCTCCTGACTATACGACGTACTGGACGACGAGTACTTCTTCTAGGGAATCTTCTCATGTAAGCCATAGCAACTCTAACAGAGGGCAGCCGGATAAGTTAATAATCTGGAATCTCTTTTCAGCTATTTATAGACACACGCTCGTGTGCAGTGGCCAGCTCGCTGTCTGGTGAAAGTTTCAGTTATCATTATTTAATTTTGCTTGGATTCGGGTG